AGAAAAGTCATAAATATCTCCCCCGAAGGGGTTACCGTTTTAAAACCGTGACTTTCATTGGAGTGAAAATTCTAGTGTTTAGGCGCATCCGCCTTGAAACTAGGAAAACTCCTGGGCGGGTGGCAATTGGAAGATGAATCTACAATTGATTCTAAAAATGTCATTTATGTTTATAGAGGGCTGATAGCCACCCTCTGTGGGGTATTGGAAAATTAAGGATCCTGTGGCACAAGTTGATACATGCGCGGACAGCCTCTGAAATATCCATAGGTGAAATCATCTTTAGCGGCGATGAACCATGCAACAGGAGAGTTGAGATGGTCAACATCAACTGCTGTATAAGTGATTTCAAACCCATTAAATGTGAATGCTTGATTCGCATTTGCAATTTGATACAAACTAGGATGTGTAAAACTCTTAGTATTGTAAGGAAATTTTGAGTAATATGGTGTGGAAAATTCTACGGTGGGTTTAAATTGTGAAACCTCGCAAATCACACCAGAAGGTCCAAACTGACAATAAGGTTGTTCAGTCTCGTCCTGGTAGACATTCTTCACGAATGTCGTTCCATTAGAAACTGCCAAATATGTAGCCGAACTTCTGGGAATAAGCTTGTGGCAAGTGCCACCCCTAGAAAACCACGCCCAATAACGTAAAATTTCTGAAGGTAGTGCATAGAGATCTGTCCCAAAACCATCAATATGTTGGCGTTTTCTCTGGGGGGTGCCGTTAAGCAGCTCCAAGAGATTGGGATTTTGATTATATCTATGCACTAAGTCTAAGACCGACATGGTTTTCTCACCAGAGCAAACCTTGTCAAAAGTGTGTCTTGTTCCTACGAAAAGTGATGGAAATGAAGATTTGAATAATTCCACAGGTGTACAAGTATGATCGTTCAGCGTTCCTGAACTTTGAGCAATCTGAGTTCCTGTAAAAGGCGCACCACTCAAATCGATAACCAGAGGCAATGAAGGCTCTTGAGTATCGTAATAAGGGTTGGTGGGTCCAAAGAAATCAGGATTACTATCTGTTGCTACATAAATATTGTAGTAAACTGGCATCGTAGTAGTTCCTGCTACATTAGTAACAGGATTAACTATTGAAAGTGACAAAGCACCTGCACAATAGTTATCTTCTTGTGGTGTCAACCAGTCTTCCCAAGGTTTCTTAACAATAGAATAGGGCTCATTTTTACAATAAGGAACGGAGAAATAGACAGTAGTGTCTCCACATATATCGTACACTTGAGAAGCAAAATCTCCTTCTCCTTCAGGTGTCAATGCAATCTCATCATATGATGGATGCCATGCAATTCTGATCTTAGCGACCTGAAATTTGGAACAGCGAAAGAAAATGGCATATTTCATGTCACAATGCCAAAAGCGAAACATATTCGCAATGGTTGAACATGGAGTATGCGCGACGCTAAATTGAAAAATACTAGCGTCATATGTAGCATAAGCCGTTGAAGGCGTTACATGCCACTTCTTAATAACTGTACCAGCAGCATCGGTAGTTGTAAACGTACCCATTGCAAAGAGACCTGGTTGCATAGCCAAGTGTTCTATGTTAGTTTCTGGAATACTGGTAGCATAGTCTTGAGGACTATTGGATAGTGCATTTTCTACATCTAATCCAAGTTCTTGAAGAGTATTCATACCATTTCCCACTGACATTCCATTAGTCGAACTCTGAAAAACAGGGTTAAACGCAGAAATGGAGTTGGGTTTATCCAAACCAAAGAATCTAGCTAATTTTGCACCACCTCCCAAAAGGAGCGATCCAGCTGCGGCATAAGGAGCAACAGCAGGAATGACTGAGAGTTTTGAAGTCCAGCCAGAGGCACGTTCTAAAGTCTTTGATAAAATACCAGAGGATGATTTTGCTTTCTGTTCTCCGTTACCAGACTGAGCATCATGGAGTGTTGGTCCCATGACTTCAGGATCGGCAAACGAAGCAAACACAGAGACAACAATGGAGGGAGTAGAAGTGGAATTTTGTTCTCGTAAGGGATTAAGAACCCTAATAACGAGTGTACCAAAATAACCAACATCTTCACCTGCATTATCGACATCTATGTATGATGGAAGAGCTAAATATGGAATCTTCAATTTGGTTGTTGTTGATGAATCAGGAGATACAAGAACATGATCTAAGGTGGACATCGTGTAAACGTCGGCTGTCTTTGGGTCAACAGGGTTACCATTAAAAAATGGTACAACTGCTGCCATAAGTGTTCCGAACTGATACATCGTTCCAGCTATCAATAGTTCTATCTCAACTGGTGATCGAAAATACTCAAATTTAGAAACCTTCTGTTGAATGTTAGGAAATTGCATAAGGGCGTATGGAAAATTTATTGCCAAAACTAATGCGTTGGTTGCATCGGATCCGGACCAAGTATAAGTACCAAGTCGGTACTTACGCGAAAGGACTTGTTTTAGTCCCTGGTCGGGAAACGGATCAACTCCGCGATAGAAGTGGACAATACCAGAGTTACTGTCGGTTGTTTCTTGTACAGGGCCGTCACTTACTACAGTAGTTAACTGAGTGACTTCGGCGTGTGTGGCAACAGCTTCCTGTTGATTTTCCATTTGGGCATAATGTGGGCGGGGTACCATTTTGATAGAGAATGGCAAAACTCCTATTATAGTTACGAGTAACATGATTAATTAAAGGCTTGTAAAGCAAGCGGACTCGGGTCAGTTTTAAGACTATTATGATAATAGTCAGTGGCTATGGTATAAATAGTGCCATTGGAACACTTAATAAAATACACGAGTGTACCGTTCGGTCTTTTGTCAATATAAAAGTTGTCACGAAACAGATTCACTAATAATATGCGTGCAAGATTTTCTCTGGAACACGTCTTGACAGGGCTCTTTCCAAAAAATGGAAAGTAATCACCCTCATCAAGATTAGTGATCCAAATTGCATCTCTAACGCTATAATCCCAATTATGTGTCTTGCTGGTAACACAATCAAAAAGATTGGTCCAGCTTTGAGGCACAAAATTGGGACAATGATCTAAACTTCCGTCGGATTGTGCTTCTTGGTCAGCAGTATTAACGAGTGTATCAATAAAAGATAAACTTGTATCGGTTAAAACTCGTTTTCCTGCCAACATATCAAAGGATAGATCATTGTAAGTTGGGAGAACGACTACAAGTCCTTGAGAGAGAAGGGCAGACCTGATGCGTGGAACATATTCATCATATGTTTCAACACCATGCTGCCATAACTCTTCGCAGACCCATTGAACGTTCTGAATAATTTGTTCTCTAGGATCTCTTCTGGTATTAACCCAGTTGAGTACTTCGAGAATAGTAGTAAGTTGGAGAGGGCATCTCATGATACCGTTGACCCACTTAAAAGATCGCTTGAGAAAGTCAAGTTCATCAATTGAGTAGGCAAGTTTAAAAACTTTACTTTTGTCAGTTGGAGTAATATCAATTCCAAATTCAGCCATTTCATATTGCTGAACTCGGAGATTGTACCACCCAAGTAACAAAGCACTACGGATCAATACAGTGTCATCTCCATTATGTCGACTCGCAAGTTTAGAATTATCAGGATAACAAACAGACAAAGTGGTTGGTCGTAAAGACACATCACCAGCAATGTTTGTAAAGTAATCAATGATTTCTTCTTCAGTTGCAAGCATAAGGCGTTTATTGGCGGCCTTTAAAGCCAATCGGGATCCATTTTTGTAATACAGGGACTGCATATGAGCAGTAATAAAACCACCTGAAGCAAATTGAGCTGATACTGTTTTGTAGATTTCTCCACCAATTATCACTAATTGAGTAATTGTCATATCAGATAAAATGCCACGGCGTATTTGTGTAGCACTAGTGGATCCAGGTAATCGTGCAAGAATTTTCTCGACTAAAAGTCGGAGAAGGACTTCATTATATTCACGATCAGCGTGAGCTACGTCATAAGGATCATATATTGGATCTTTAATATTATGACCTCGGATAACCCAATCCCATTCTTCAGGGGTTTTTGGGTCAATTCCAAGGGTAATACCAGAGGTCTTACGAGAACACAAAATGTTCTCTATAAATCCTGCAAAATATTTGCGGCCTAATATAAGGTGTGCTACCTCTAGGCAAGCAAAATCTCTTGTTTTCATAGCATCAACGCGATCATGATCACGTAATTCATCCTTTAGCATCAAAGCTTGATAAGCTTGATAAGTAAGTCCTTGTTGATAAGCTGTTTCTAAAGCATCAACTCGCTGTTGTAATTCTGGAATCATTTCAAAATATGATCCTTCGAAGGTAATAACCTCACGAAAGAGATAAGATTTTCCTGTTCCAGTTTTCTTAACTTGAGTTGTGTTAGGTCCAGCTGATGTACTCATGTGTAATCCATGGCCATGTTCCCATAAGGGAACGCCATTAATAACCTGATGAAATGAAATTTCATCTTCTGATACATGAGGTACAATTTCAGCAAGGACATAGTCAATAGTTTCATTCACTTCTGCCTCAGTCAAAATACTCAACCCTTTCGGGTTTTTCTTCCAACGAGATAAGGCATTCTGTAAAGGAGACTGATTCTTGACTCGATCAAACTTTAATGCAGCTGGTCGTTTGGTGGTTGGAGCCACCAAATTTTGTATGATACTAGGTTGTATCTGTGATTTATCGGGTTGTCGGTTAAACAAATGTTGCGGAGCAGGTCCTACATATTCTAAACCATTTGGAATTTCAAGTTTGAAATCCATTTGGGGAACATGTTCAGATTCTAAACGAATCTTTTTAAGGATAGCTAACTGCTCGTCAATTGCTTCATTTGCATCATGAACCATTTCCCTACTAATTTCCACAGCATGACCTGAAGTAACATTATCACCGGATATATGAAATCCAGCAATCTTCCCAGAAAAGTGAGTGTTCTCTATAAATAAAGGAGAAAAACACCACCCTTTGAGGGTTTGAAAACAATAATTAAATGTTTCATGATTATAATAATCAAATCCTTGTGCGGATTTGTAAGGAAATCCACCAATACGTTCTATAGTATCAGTGGCCTTCAGAATAGGAGCTGGCTCTGGAACCATAAGAAAACCTTGATTAATCTTACCATTGGCAATTTCATTGAAAGTGCAAAAATGGTGAGACACATCAGGGAATTCTTTAATTTGAGTTTCGTTAAAAACTATAATACTCCAATCTATTTCATCGAGTTTAAAAACTCGGATGACATCGATCAGTGGGATTGTTACATCGGTCTGAACAATGTCCTTCGCATTATTACGGTAGGTAATCTTCACAAAACCAACATACTGTCTAGTAGTTGGATTGTAAAAAGGTTCTACCATATGATACGGAATACTAAGTCGACGGCCTGATATAAAAAATCCAAAAGAATTTATACATCGAGCCGGATATTGTTCGTCTCTATAAAAAGATACACGAACACAATTCTTAATAATACAATCAGTTGCTAACATGTTAGCGCTAGGATCACCTTGTGCAAGAAGAGTTAACTTTCTTGGCACTTTAGAACTGGCTTTCTTTGGTTGGGGCTTATGAGAAGCACCACCACCAATAGAAATACCAATATCTTTAGGTGTAGCAGCAGCATGTGTATCAGCAGATTGACTAGGAGTCATCCACTCATAAAATTTGTAAAATCCAAAAAGGGTACCAATTACGCTCAAAGTTCCGATAATATAACGTGTGAAATCACAACGAATTAAATTAAGGGAACAAGCGCTCTTAGCAACATTTTCGGCTTCAATGGAACTACTAGTCTGTTTTAAAAGACTAACAGTTTCATCGGTTAAAACCTTCGGGGCATCTGCAAAATACAGATTTCCGTCAGGCGCGGCGATAGCTTCTCCATATGGAGTTGTAACTAATCGTCCTTCGTCAGGGTCAACAAGAGTTGACCGGACGGTATAAGCGACATCGTGCACACTAAAAATAGGTGGTGCAAAAACGTCAACTTTAATTGCTTCGGAAACAGCCCATTTAAATAATGAAATGGGACGTGTTAAAACTCCGAAGCCTTCTGCTTCCTGTTTAGACACTTTACGGTAATAATCAGCTGGTTTAGAGCGATTTTTACCTTTAAGTGATTTAGGAGGCAGGGTTTGAGTAGGTGGAACATAGGTCTCATCAATGTCAAAAGACATCAACTTAGGAGACACTACAGGCACCTCTTTGAGTGACGCTTCCGTCATCTCAGTATGAGTATTGAGTTTAGAAAGTAAAATAGCAGCGCTATGGGCAAGCATTTGATCATAAGTGA